ACTGCTGGTAGTTGACGCCCCGCCACGTCGGGGGCTTGAAGCCATCCACCGCAGCCCACGAGCCGATGTCGGCGCGGCTGACGATGGCCATGTACTCGCCCTGATAGCCGTGCTCCTCCAGGTGCTCCACGGCCACACTCAGCGCGGCGTTGTCGAGCGAGTTGCTGGTGATGCCGGTGTCGCTGGTGTCCAGGAAGTGCTCGTGCGTATACAGGAACGTCTCGCCACCCGGCGATTCGGGCGGCACGTAGTTGGCGTCAGCCGAACCCCCGTCAGCGAAGGGCACGTCCGAAGACGTGGAGCCGACGCTGTTGGCGGTCGAGGTGAAGAAGCGCGTCAGGAGCGCCTTCTGATAGAGCGCGCGCCCGGCGACCACCATCTGCGCGATGTCGGCCTCCAGCTTGGCGCGGCGCGCCTTGCGCAGGCTCATCATCGTCCAGCCCAGCGCCATGTCGTAGGGCTTGATCGGCAGCATGTGCCCGGTCGTCTTGCCCCGCGTCGGGTCCGGTGCGCTGTACTCGGTGGCGACCTCGAAGGCGTTCCCCACACCCACGCGGTACTCAACCTCCGGGTCATCCTGAACGCTGAACAGCTGGCTGTAGCCAGGCATGGTCAGGATTTCCGCATTCAGCGCAGCCAGTGCGGACTGCGCCTCGCGGGCGATCACGTCAAACGTAGTACCGTCCTCCAGCTCGATCTTCTTGAGATAGTCTTCATCCCAGAGGGTCGGGAGGGCGGCGTCCATCAGGCTGTGAAAACCAATTAGCGCCATGTCATTCCCTCCTAGCTGACCTTAACGGTGTACGGGTCTTCGTTCGCGGTGCGGACGGGGTTGACCATGATCGTGCTTGCGTCGAGCGCGATGCCGAAGTCGCAGACCAGCGACCCGACAGCCGGCACGTCCTGCGTCAGCCCGCCAGCGGTAGCGGACACGAAGAGCTTGAGTCCGGGCGTGAGCGAGGCAAAGCCCGTCACGGCGCCGAACATCACCACATCCACGCGGTCCCCGGCAACGAAGAGGGTGCCCCCGTCGTTGTCTGCAACCGCCATACCGATAGCCTGGCCCGTGAGCGTGCCCCCAGCGTCGGCAGCTTCGATATCGCCATCTGCGGCGATATACACCGGCTGCCCGGCGTAGATGGAGCCGCCCGCATCGAACCGGCGGGCGAAATATCCCGGCAGCGGTCGAACACTCGACGCTGCATTCGTGATGTCTGCCATTAGTTACCTCCCAGATTGGGTAGCTTGATGCCGTACTTGGCGGCAACGTTGGGGTCGATGCCCCGCTTCCCAGTGCCCTTGGCGGCGCCATCCGGCGTACCGCTCGGGGTTGCGGGTGCGGGACCGGCCTGTTTGACGAGGTAGGGCCGCGCTTTGACCAGTTCCTTGAGCGCATCATCCACACCTACGGCCTGGTCGCCTTCATCCAGCGACACGGCCCCGGCGGGGAGGAACGCCCACGCATCCTCAGCGTTGTGGAATCCGGCGCGCGTTGCGGCGACGGTCACGGCGGCCTTGAGCGCACCATCGCGGCGCGCCTGGCGTTCGGCCTCCAGCTGCGCCTGTAGATCGTTGGCGCGCTTGACGGCCTTCTCTACCTCGCTCATCTCTGCTTCCTTGCGTGCGGCCTCCGCTTGCTCGTAGGCGTCCAGCTTCTTGCGGCGGTCGGCGGCTTCCCGGTTGGCGGCGGCAAGCGCCTTGCGCGCGCTCTCCAGCTCGGCCTTGAGCGCTGCGGCGTCCGGCACGGCACCATCGCCCATCTCGGGCGCTGGCGTGTTGGGCATCTCGCCCTGTACGACCTGTGTTTCGTCTGCCATCTCGGCTTCTCCTTGTGTGGTGGGGCATCGCGCCCCGTAAACGAAAAACCGCCCACACCCGGAGAGTGCGGACGCGGTGCTCTGCGTCGGTACTCCCCGAATGTGGGCGGGACTGACAACGGTCAGTGCGGCCCGGTTATTCGTGCGTGTTGGGTGCTACGTTAGAACGTCCGGCCACTCCTTCTCGATAAAGCGCACGATCATCAGCAGCGCCCGGCGAATCACGCGCATCAGCTCAAGTGTCTGCGTCGCGGTCATTGCGTCCTCACCGGCGGCTCAGCGCCCAGCAGATCCCACAGCGGGCGCGGCGTCCAGCTGTCGCCCCACACCGGATCGTGCGTCTTGTGCGGGATGTCCTCAAGCTCGAACGCGCCCGCCTTCCAGGCGTCGTAACGCCCGGTGCCGAGGATCTTGCGCTGCGTCGCTTCGTCCTGGCGCTCGAACCACTCGCGGCCCGACTCCGGCTGGTACTGCGGCTCGGGCGCGTCAATGCCCAGCTCAGCGTAGGTCTTGGTGATCGGCACAAGCGCACAGCGCCCGCTGGGATGGTCGTCCATCTCCTCCTGCGTCGAGTATTCCTTGCCGTCCAAGAACAGGCACGCGGCGCACGTCCGCGAGTCCTTCGCTGCCAGCCGTCGCCAGCCCTTCACGATGTCGCCATTGGCCTTGTAGCTTTCCAGCGTCGCGGTGCGGTAGGCGCGTAGTTGCTCGGTGCGCGCCAGCCGCAAGCTATCGGTCAGCCCCATGCCGAAGTCCTTGCGCAGCTCGCGGGCCAGCTTGCGCGGATTCCAGCCCGCCACCAGCCCCGTGACCATGCGCTCGCTCAGGGCTTGCGCGGCGTCGCCGACGTACTGCTCGATCAGCTTGCGCAGCGGCGTACCGTCCTGCAGCGTGCCGATCAGCGATTCGGCGGCCTCGCGGGGCATCCGGTAGAACGTCGCCGCAACCGTGCCGCGCGGGTAGCTTAGTTGCACCAGCTCATACGCCTCGCGCTCCGCAGCGGCGACGGCCCAGCGCTTACCGTCCTGTACGGCCTGGTCAGCCAGCGCCGCATACTGGCGTAGCTCTGCCTCGACCTGGCTCTGGATAGCTTGCAGCCGATCTAGCCGCATAATGCGCCCACGTAGCGCCTCCTCTGCCAGCCCTTCGGCCCGCAAGCCCTCGACCTGCTTGGTCAGCGCCACGATGTCAGCCGACAGCCGCGCCCACGCCTCGCCGTAGTAGCGCACCAGCGCCGTGGCAGCGCGCCGCTCGCGGGCCAGCAATGCGGCCCGGTAGCGCGTGGCGGCTTCGTACACGGCAGACGATGGCATCGGCTATACTCCCCGCTCGAATTGCTCCAATAGCGCGCCGCCGAGGTTGCTTTGCGCCTCCATGTCGGCGGCCTTCATCACGCGCATCCGCGCGATCTCGTCATCGTCGTAGCCCATCTCGGCCCACAACTGCTCCTGCGGCACGCCCAGCTCGGCCTTGATGCGCAGCTTCTCCATCTCGGCCAAATCGTCGCACGGCTCACTCGGCTCCCACTCCGTCTCCAGGTCGGCGTCAGCATCCAGCGACAGCCCGCGCGCGCTGCCCATACGGATCGCCGCGTGGAGCAGGTCTTCCCAGCCGTTGCCGATCTGCGTCTGGTACGCTCTGACCTTCGCCAGCAGCGGGCCCTCCTGCTGCTTGAGCGTGCCTTCGGCGGCCACCTGGCGCGTCATCTGGAAGCGGCTGATCGGCGTGTCCGTCACCTGCGCCAGCTTGACGATGTACGAGTCCAGCGTCTCCAGTAGCGGGCCGGGATCCTCGCCAGGCTTGAACTCGATCTTGGCGTCGGTCTTGTCCACGTTGATCCAGCAGCCGGGGAAGATGCTGACGTAGTTGGAGCCGTCAGCCTGCGGCGCCTTGCCGTCCGATGTCATCATCCCGCCGTAGAAGATGCGGATAGGGAAGCCCGCCGCATCGACCGCCGCGATCACGTCGATGGCGGTCTTGTTGACCAGATCCTGCAGCGGGATGGCGTCCCACAATTCCATACGTCCCGGTTTGCGAAAGTGCGCGATGGGGATGCCCAAGGGCGCACCGTCGCGCCCCAGCCAGGGGATGATGTCGGGCAGCCCGTCGGCGCTGAACTTGCTCCAGCCGGCGTCCTTGTACGCGCCGCTGGTCGTGCGCTCTAGCCGCTCGATGCGGTCAGGGTAGTACACGTTCATGCGCGTGCGCTGGCGCGTGCGCTTGTTGTCGTCCCGGTAGCTCTCCGTCCAGCGCTTGCTGACCGCCTCGAGCTCCTGGTTGGTGTCGTCGTTGGTGTAGTGCGCTTTGCAGCCGAAGCCCGAACCGCCCTCCTCGGGGTCGGTATAGCGCGGGTGCGGGTAGAAGCGCGGGAATGGCGCGCCTTCGGGCCAGTCCACGAGCACGAAGTATTCCGACTCATTGATCGCGCCGTGATGCACCTCTTGCTGCTTGCCGTCCATGCGCCCGGCCTTCCACGCATCCCACACCCACTCCGCCACGGCGTCGTCACCGGAGCGAAAGCCCGCCACGATCATGCGCTCGACCACGGCATCGACCACGGTCGCGCAGTAGTTGAGAGCGAAGCGCTCCTTGGCTAGCTGATGGCCCAGGAACTCCTTCTGGCGGTCGGTGAGCTTGACGGCGTGCTCCCCGGCGTAGTAGTTGCGCGCCAAGACGATGTTCCGCTGGCGCGTACGCTCCTCATCGGCCAGATACTGCGCATACACTGTCGATAGGTCCATTCGCACCTCAGTAGACGTAGACCCGCCGCGCGCCCGTAAGCCGCGCCTGATTCGCCAGCGCGCGCGCCATCACCGTGTCATCGTGCAAGCCCTCCGGTGCGCTGTAGCTGGCCCGGTTGGTGTGCTGGTTGACCTTCACCTCATACGCCTCAAGCTCTAGCGTTGCTATTGGATCACCCAGCCAGCGCACTTCCTCGCGCTCGAAGGCCAGTGCCAAGGATTCGATCAATGGCGGCTTGCTGGCCGATGTCGTCTCAAACCCGCGCACCGGCAAGCCGTCGCGCTGTAGCGCCTCGATCACAGGCACGCCGATGGAGTTGCTTTCGGCCAAGATGTCTACGACGTGCCACTTGTCGGCCAGTGCCTTGAGCCGTGCCCGCTGGAAGCTGTAGTCGATCTGGTTGAAG